CAGGTGAGGGGGGGGGGCCACGGCGTCTTCAAAAGTAAGAATACTCTTGTCGTAACCAGTGGTTTGCTCAAAGAATGGTTTGGTAGCCATCTCAACAATGGCATCAAGATTCTCTATCTCACGAAATTCGGCGGGGGACTGGTATGCCTCCATAGCTCTTGCCATGGGGTATACCGTCTCATCACCGACTTTCTTGGGGTAGAGAATCGCTGGTGCCGTTGGGGAGGGTCCGAAAATCTGCGCATCCTGTATCGGGGACTTCTTTATCTTGCTCTTTGTGGCAATGTTGACTGGCTGGTCAACAATGCCAATAGGCAGAAAAGAACCAGCCACGATACCAGCCTGCGCAAGCATCTGCTCCTCATCTTTGGAAAGAACGCCAACATTTACCATGTTGTCGTACTTCATACCAAAGACGAAGCTATCAGTGTACGTGTCAAGGTTGGAACGAGCCTCATAAATGAGCTCGCGGGAAATGACAGTGGCATAGCCGCTCCTGGAAAGGAGGTTGGATTTGCCGGCCACATGGATCCCAATGAGACCTGACCCTCCATAATAACGGGGGTCGAAAAGGCTGAGGGGTGCTCCACAGTCTCCTGCTGAGGTTGGGGCCGTGTACTTACACAGACCCTGCACCTCACCAAGGTCCTTCACTGGCACACCTGTCGGGACATACTCACAAACACCACTAACATACGTCGCCCTAGATGTCTTAAGATTCTCATCAATCTTGGCAACATCAAGGCGTACGTTGTTCCTGGTGTTTTTGAATAAGCCCTTCAGGCGTTCCTCATGCATGAATCGATTGGTGATGGTTCTATGGCACTTCAGCATCCTGTTGTCAAACTTCATAAAGATAACATCGCTCTCCTTTAAGGGACAAACTTGCATCTTCAAGAAGCTCTCAACGGGAATACTTTGTGTCACAGAATTGTTGTACACACTAACTAGTGTGACAACGGCCTCCTTACCCTTCTCAGCAGTGATGTCCCTCCAAAAATGGAAAGGCATCACTGCAAGATTGCCTTCAATGAAGAGCAGCTGACCAAGGACGTTAATTGGCTGATTGGGTGTGCAAAGCAACACTTTATAGGTGTTGTTATACACCAAATCAACTGTAACGTCCTCAGGCCCACCACTCTGTGAAACGATGCGGGGCAAAACAATGTCATTCTTAGTTGTCTTAGCAGTGAGTGGGGTGGTGTTTGACTGGGTCCTTGTGCCGAGAATCTTCTCAAGCACGAACTTAGTCAACTCCACCGCACCTCTCACAACCAGCACTAAGCCCGTAAAGATCATTGAGATGATACCCAACGACCTTATACGACGAATCCAAGTGCGGATGGTGGTGACATGGGGGTTGTGTTCGATCCAGGGGTCAGCAACGAAAGAGATAAAATCCTTAAGAAAAGGGATCTTGGTTGAAAGAAACCGAGAGATACCTCTCACTGCATCACTCAACCAAGAACTTCTTCTCTTATAACTCTCCTCTCTTTCGACGCGAGCTTGATAAATGATCTCCTCCAGCTCCTCCGCCGACATCGTCGATGAAGATGGGGTTGATGGCTCTTGGGTCTGCTCATATTCAAACATACCCTCGAGGCATGGCGAAAAATCCTGCCCGTCAATGGTCATATTCTCCTTCACGTTCTTCATGAGATCAAGAAGCTCATGATGGAAAATCTCACCAGTGACATCAGAGCCAGACTGGCTCTTAAGACCACTAGCTAACTTCTCCGACCAAGACTTCAAGTCACTCACTTCCTGGGTGTGAACATTCATGCGTTTCGTGTATTCAGCGCTCATCTCCTTGACTAAGTCAAGCAGAGAGACACCTCCTACACAAGGGGAGGGAGGGGCGCAACCCGAGAAATCGTGAGGGGAAAGTTGCCATGCATGCCAAGGGATACAGTCCAATAACTGCTCTCGAGTAAAAGGAGCCTGAAGAGCATTAACCTTGCTTCGGTAATACTCCTCAACCTTCGCATAATCGAGAGCAGTTGGATAGGGACCGCTTCCCTTCTGGAATGCTGGGTCAACAAAAACCCAGTATCCGTACTGGATTCTTCTGACGACAGCACTGGGCTCTGCCACGAGGTTGGAAACGTAGTCCTTGATGTTGGATACATTGGTAGTACCAAGGACCAGGGGTGATGAAAAATAGAACCTTCCCTTACTATCTAGGTCTGCAAAGTTAAGCGGGAATGCCCAATTGCCGACAGCACGAATAAGGAACATAGCTTCATTATCAAGCTGACTCCCGTCCGTTTTCTGCTGAAAGCAATCGTCCATAACATAACAAAACTGCTGCACATAACCATTCCAGTACTCAGAAAGTCCCTTCTGCCACATGTTGTTGAGAATCTCATCGTGGGGGACAGCCTCAGTTAAAAGCATAACAGAAGCTGCCAACCACTTGAGAACCGTAGTCTTCCCAACCCCACTAGCTCCTCCGAGCATAGCGGTGATAGGTTGCATACGGAATGCATTCTCAGCAGAAATGGCACCACGGTGAGCAGCTATGGCACCGCCTAAACGGTCCATATACTTGCTCAGGAAAACGGAATTGGCATGGCTCTTAACAGTCTGGCGCAAGCCTACGCCTTCCTGCATAAGAACCATAGCCTGGTTCAATTCAGCCATGGTGGGGTTGCGAGAAATACAGATCCTCTCAAAGTCGTCAACCTTCGTCGACCACTTCGAAAGGACTCTGTCAAGCTGACTGGTCCATTTCACTTCTTTTTCACTAAACATCGACAATATAGCATTGACAACCTTCTCGAGGTACGCAATGCCTTTCTCGATAATAGTGGAAAACCCAGAAATGGAACGGTCAGCTCCTCCAACTCGCTTCATGATTTCACCCACCATAATGGCGGGATCACGGGATGGAACAAAAGCACAACAACCAACAGTGGCAGCATAAGCCGCCAAGTCGATTGCGCCTTGTGACTCAATCTCACTACTCTCGAAGAAACGTGCCACTCTGGAAAACAAATCCGGAAACATGGATGCGAAAAGGGTGGAGACTACTGTACCAAGCCATGCAATGGAAGAATACGCGATGAACAACCCTATAAAAATAAGGGCGCACACCGGTTTCCACCATTGTAAAAGCTTGGATTTGAGGTCGTCTAAAGACTTCCTCAAGTACTCTCCAACCATCTCAAAGGGTGATTTGACATTGTTCATGCGACTCGCGATACCGTTGATGCTCTCACAAGCTTCACCAACTGGTGTCTCAAGTCGCTTCGAAATGTCGACAAGGGTATCAACACCTCTTTTTAGATCAGAAGCAGCTGTGTGAGCGGCGTTAGCAATAGTAGCGCCGCTAGCAGCTGCAATAGCACCCAAAAGGAGGCCTGATTGGCTCTCAAGCTCATCACCAAAAAGTAAATCATGGTGAAGAGCTTGCTTGGAAGACCGGGCAAGGCCGTAGGAAATTTCCCT